AAAGGACAAAAACATACGCAAAATTGGGATTTCCGGGTTGGGCCAATATGGAGGAAAAAAGGAACAAAAAAAAGGATATTAATATGGGAAAAGGGAGAAAACGGATCCCAACAAAGATCAAGGCCATGCAAGGCACATTGGAAAAATCAAGGATTACCGAAAATGAAATGGAGGTTGCCCAAGTGAAATCAATGCCATCGGCCCCGATTATATTGGATGGATATTCAATCGATATATGGCACAAAACAACCAATGAATTATACGATTTGGGAATGTTGCATAATGTTGATTTGGAATTATTATCGGCATATTGTTACGAAATGGGAGTATATTTCGAAATGGCCGAATTATTAAAAAAAGGAAAAACGGAGGAGCAATTTAATTCCAAGGGGGAATTGATCGGGAGAAAAGCAATGCCCGAGGTTAAGATTCAACGAGATGCATTGGCCCATGCATTAAAAATTGCATCAAATTTTGGATTTACGCCATCAGCGAGGGCAACGATATCAATGCCCGAAAAATCGGATGATACATTTTTGGATTTATAATTACATAAACAAATAAACAATGGATGAAAAATATTATTTCGATGCCGATGCCGGCGAAAAACCAATTAAATTCATTGAGCAATATTGCGTACATGTAAAGGGGAAATGGGCTCAAAAACCATTTTTATTGGAGGATTGGCAAAAAAAGTTTATTCGAGATATATTCGGATGGAAACATACCGATACCGGATTACGAAAGTATCGCCAAGTTTATTTGGAGTTGCCCCGAAAAAATGGGAAATCAAATTTGATTGCATGTTTGGGATTATATTTGTTATTGGTTGAAAGGGAATTTGGAAAGGAAATTTATTCGTGTGCCGGAGATCGAGAGCAAGCAAAAATAGTTTTTAGTATTGCGAAAGCAATGTTACAAATGAATCCAAAATTAAATCGATTGGCCAAGCCATTTCGGGATTCGATTTTTGTTGATAAAACGAATTCATTTTACAAAGCCATATCATCCGATTCATCAACAAAACATGGTTTTTCAGCAAGTGCAATATTATTTGATGAGATGCATGTTCAACCAAATCGAGATTTATACGATACAATGGTTACATCCCAAGGGGCAAGGGAACAACCATTGTTAATAATGATAACAACGGCCGGTATATATGATCCCAATTCGATATGTTGGGAGGTACATGATTATGCGATTAAGGTACGGGATAAAATAATTTTAGATCCAACATTTTTACCAATTATTTATTCGGCCGATTTGGAGGATGATTGGAAAAAGGAGGAAACATGGAAAAAAGCCAATCCCGGATACGGAACAATTATATCCCCGGATTATATAAAAAACGAATGCGAAAAGGCCCAACAAATTGTTGCATTGGAATCAACATTTAGGAGATTATATTTAAACCAATGGGTATCATCGATTTCCCGTTGGATTGCCGATGATGTATATATGAAATGCAATATCCATCCAATAATACCGGAGGAATTTAAAAATCGCAAATGTTGGGCCGGATTGGATTTATCATCCGTTCGAGATTTAACGGCGTTGGTTTTTGTATTCCCGGATGATGATGGAGAACGATTTGATATTATTCCATATTTTTTCGCCCCAAAGGAAACGGCATATATTAGATCCCGGAGGGATAAAGTGCCATATTTAGATTGGGGAAAAGATGAATCAACCGGGATGATATTAACCGAGGGAACAATTACCGATTATAATGTTGTAAAATCTAAAATATTAGAATTATGCGAATTGTTTGATGTTAGGGCCATTGGATACGATCGATGGAATTCAACAATGTTGGTAACATCGTTATTGGATGAAAACGTTAACATGGTGCCATGGGGCCAAGGATATGCGAGTTTATCGGCCCCAACAAAAATGATTGAATCATTGGTATTATCACAAAAAATGAATCATGGAGGAAATCCAATATTGAGATGGATGATGGATTGCATTGCAATGAGTACGGATCCGGCAGGTAATATAAAACCGAATAAAGCCAAATCAAATCCCAATGGGAGGATCGATGGAATCGTATCAATGATTATGGGATTGGGAATATTTATGGCATCAGATACAAAAGATGATGAATCCAATTATGATGATCGGGGCATTATGTTTTTGTAAATATGGCGTTTTGTTAATAAAATTTCAACGGAATTTTTCAAAAAAATCGCAAAGCGATTTCAATTGATTATTTGATTACGAAAAAACATATTATCAATCAAATTAAAAAAATAAAAATGGAAACAATATTTATTACATTTGCAATATTATTATTATCAATTGTTTTATATCGATTAATTAAAATGATATTTTTTCCGAGATATCGAATCATTCAACGTAAAAGATATTCATTTTCGGGAGGTAAAACGGAATATTATATACAAAAAACCGATATTATTGGATGGGAATATATACATCATATGGGCCATGATACGATTGATGATGCATTAATTGGATTGGATAATTATAAAAAAAACATAAAATCCCCGTCAATTGTTGTTTTTAAAAAATAAAAAATATGTTTGATCGAATCGTTGAGGCGATTCCAAAATTGCCCCGGGTTATTAGTTTTCCCGGGGTTTTTTTGTTATCCGAACATTTTATATCTTTGTATTAGATAATTAAAACATTTTATGGGTTTATTTGATCGAATATTTGGCAATCCAAAAGCCGAAAAAAGAGGCACACAATATGGGTATCCAACATCCGGGGTAACATTGTTCGGATTGGGAGCCGGGAAACAAGTTAATGAAACAACGGCATTAACATTTTCGGCCGTTTATTCATGTATTCGAGTATTATCCGAATCGATTGGCCAATTGCCGATTCATGTTTATAAAATGGAATCGGATGGCGATCGAGTTATTGCAAAGGATCATCCAATTAATTTAATCGTTGGAAAACAACCATCCCCAATTTATACGCCATTTTCGTTTTATTCAACGATGGCATCAAATTGTTTATTATGGGGTAATTCATACGCAACAATCGAACGTAATGGGGCCATGAGGCCAACAAAACTAACAATTATACATCCATCATTAGTAACGCCACATTTTGACGATGCCGGCGTTGTTTATTATGATGTTAGATCAAACGAACAACAAAATGATAAATCAATGCGATATGATGCCAAGGAGATAATTCATTTTCGAGGTTTTTCATATGATGGAATAAATGGATTATCGCCAATTGCATTGCATAAAGATTCAATCGGATTGGGAATGGCGTGCGTTGAATATGGGGCATCATTTTTTGGAAATGGGGCATCATTATCCGGAGTTTTAGAGCATCCATCAAAATTGAGTAAAGAGGCATCCGGGCGATTAATTAATTCATGGAATTCAAAATATCAAGGATCGGGAAATGCCGGTAAAACGGCCGTATTGGAGGAGGGTTTAAAATATAAAGCCATATCAATGCCACCGGATCAAGCCCAATTTATCGCAACGAGAAAATTTAGCGTTGAGGATGTTGCAAGGATATTCCGAGTCCCACAACATATGATCCAAAATTTAGATAATGCAACATATTCAAATATCGAACAACAATCAATTGATTACGTTGTTCATTCATTAACGCCATGGTTAGTACAATTTGAACAAGAGATGAATTCCAAATTATTCCGAGAAAATGAAAAATCGGATCACTATATTAAATTCAATACAAATGGATTATTACGAGGTGATTCAAAATCCCGAGGTGATTATTACCAAACATTGTGGAATATTGGAGCAATATCAATTGATGAAATTCGAGGATTCGAGGATATGAATAAATTGCCAAATGGCCAAGGTGAGAAACATTTTATACCATTAAATTTTAAGGAGTTAGGAACGGAAAACGAATCGAACGATTAATGGCAACGGATTATCCAAAAAAGGGAGATGATAAAAAAATATCATTGAGAAATTCAAATTTTGAACGATTTGATTATGATTATGCCGTTAAATTAAAAAACGATCATCCAAAAATATGGAAAGCCGGGGGAAACATTAGAGGCAATTCGGCGTTTAAATTATACGGCCGAGCAATTAACGGAGATGATGCAAAATCCGTTTTAGATTGGATAAAAGAACGTGAGGCATGGGCATCAAGGCATTTTGAAAATGGAAATCAATTTAATGATGATGCAAATATTAATATTACCAATGTTGCCGGTATTGTTGCCCAAATTAAATGGGGCGTTGTTGGTATATTGGGCCAAAAGAAAATGAAAAAAATCATCAACGAATTGATGGATAAATTAGAATTAAAAGATATGGAAAAAAGTGAATTAAATTTGGAAAAAAGGCATATCCAAAAAATTGAGGAAACGGATGAATCAATAATTATTTATTATGGTAAATCGGAATCAGATGTTGAAATGGATGATCAACAAGATGAGGAAAATCCAATGGATGAAAATCCAACGGAGGAGCCAATTGATGAAAATCCAAGCGTTGAGGATTCCAATGATGATGATGATGATTATAAAAAACGATCATTAGAGGTTGAAAAAAGAAATTTCACATTAGAATCAATTGAGGTACGATCCGATGAAAATGGTAAAAATCGAGTTGAGGGATATGGATCCGTTTTTAATAAATTATCCGAGGATTTAGGAGGATTTAGGGAGATGATAATGCCGGGGGCATTCGATTCCGTATTGGATAATGATGTTCGATTATTATTTAATCATGATCAAAATTATGTATTGGGCCGAACAACATCCGGAACTTTGAGATTATCAGTTGATGAAAATGGTTTACGATACGATGCCGAATTACCGGATACAACATTTGCCAAGGATTTAATAAAATTAATGGAAAGGGGTGATATTAATCAATCATCATTTTCATTTGTTATTGAGGAGGATTCATGGGGTAAAATGGAAAATGGATATCCATTAAGAAAAATTGAAAAGGTAAAACGATTATTTGATACGGCAATTGTAACATACCCGGCGTATCCGGATGCCGGGGTTGGATTACGATCATTGGAGCAATTCAAAATGGATGAGGGAATAAAAAAAGATGTAAAGGATCGCAAATCCGAGGAAATCGATTTGCATCGCCGATCAATTGCATCCTATAAATTGAAAATGGCGAAATTAAAATAAAATTAGATATGAAAACGAAAATTGAATTAATGGAGGAGAGAGCAATTGCAATCGAGGAAATGGATGCAATCGTTACATTAGCCGAAACCGAAAATCGTGATATGAACGATGAGGAGGTATCGAAATTTAACGAATTGGAAACAAGATCCAACGAATTGAAAGCAAAAGCCGATCAATCCGAAAAAATTAAAAACATGAGATCAGAATTATCAAGTAAAAACGAGAAAAAAGAAATGAGCGAAATCCGTTCTAATTTTTCGTATTTAAAAGCAATTAACGGATACGTTAATAACAACCTAGATGGTATTGAGGCTGAAATGCATCAAGAGGCAAGAAACGAGGCGAGATCAATTGGTAAATCATTAAATGGTTTAGGTATTCCAACAATGGTGCTCGAAAATCGTGCAAATGTTCTTACAAACGGAACGGCCGGTATTGATGTAGTTGGTTTTTCAGATGCATTACAAGGCGAATCAATTTTGGCAAAATTAGGTGCTCAATTCTTAAATGGATTAACATCAGATGCTAGAATTCCGGTAATGAGTGCAACAACAACGGCATGGGAGGGCGAAACAGATGCAACGGCCGATGGTGGTTCAGCATTAGGAAACCTAACATTGAGCCCAACAAGATTGGCAACATACGTTAATTTATCAAAACAATTAATTGCACAACATAACGTAAGCGTTGAAAATGCATTTGTTAATGATATCGCAAGAGCAGTAGCATCAAAAATTGATGAGGCCGTATTTACAAGCGTTGCCGGTGCTCCAAACTTTATTGGAACGGGCAAAACGGCATTGGAATCAACGGATATTGCAACATTATTATTAGCAATGGAGGAAGAAGTTGCCGGAAATAAAGGTTTAGCCGGAAATTTAGGATATGCAATTTCGCATAAACTAATGGCCGAGGTTAAAAGAGGTGCATTGGTATCGCAAGTATCATCGCTTTACAACCAAGGAGATTTGAACGGATATCCGGTTTACTTTACTCCATTTTTAGGAGATCCGGCAACGGATAAAGAGGGTGCATATTTCGGAGATTTCTCACAATTAGTTGTTGCTAGTTGGAATGGATTGGATATTACAATAGATCCATATACGGAGGCAGTAAACGGAATGGTGAAAATCGTTTTAAATTCATATTACGATTTCGGATTAAAACAAGGAAATGCAATTTCTTTGGGACAATATTCGGGAACGAATAGTTAATAATTGATTATTTCAATTGTTTATTTGTTTATGTAATTGATTGGCCGGGGATTCATTTCCCCGGCACAATCTTAAAAAAAAATATCAATGGCATCATATGATTACAATCGTTTAAATTTATTAACAAAAGCATCACAATTACCAATATCATTGGCAACGGCAAAATCCCATTTGAGGGTTGATCATTCCGATGATGATGCATATATTACGGCATTAATTTGGGCATCAATGCGATCGGTTGAGGATTATACAAAAATTGCATTAAGTGATGCACAATATTCCCAACATATATCGGAATTCCCATCAGATTATATTGAATTATTGATTGGAGGAGTTAATTCAATTACGGGTATATCATATATTGATGTTAATGATCAAACAATAACAATTAATCAAAATGATTATTATAAAGATTATTCATATAATCCGGCGAGGATATATTGGAAATCATCATTTTCGGCCCCAACATTATCAAAAAATGAAAGGGTAATAAAAATAATATTTAGAGCCGGAAACGATATATCACATGATCCATTACCATATACAATTCAACAATCATTATTATTAATAATTGGCCATTATTACGAAAATAGAATGGATGTCGTTAATACGTTGAATCGTGAAATACCAATGGGATCAAAATGGTTATTGGATGGAATTAAATTATATATTGCATAATTATGAATTTCGGGAAATTAGATCGTAAAATTAGAATTTATACGCCAATATTTACGATTGATACATATGGCGAACAAACAAAACAATCCGATTCATATATTGATGTATGGGCCCAAATAAAACCAAAATCAACGGGATCGGGTACGGAATTTGAGGCCGAACAATTTACGAGAATGGAAAATTTAGATTTCTTTATTAGATATTCAACCGATACAAAAGGAATAGGATCAAACAATTACATATTATATAATACAAAATATTATTCAATCGAATCGGTACAAGAGATTGGCCGAGGTGCTGGATTAAAATTAGAATGCAATATTAAGCAACCAAATCAAATCCCGTACTAATGGCACAAAAACAATTAATGGGATCCGGGGGCCATCGCCCAATTGCATCATTTGATTTGAATCAAAAAGATTTCCAAATTTCGATGAATAAATTGCAAAAACTATATCCAAAAAGCGATACAAGGGTAAAACGTGCATTGCAATCGGCAATGAGGGTATCAATGAGGCCGGCAAAAAGTGATTTAAAAAAACGTATTCCGGCATCCGGGAGAGTTGGGCATTCCGGGAGATTAAAAAAATCGATTAAAATTTTTAATGGGAAACCAAAAAAAAATCAATGGCCGATGGTATTTTTGGGCCCATTGGTTAAAGTGCCAAAAAAAATAAAAGCAAAAAAAGGCGAATCAAAAAAATCATCCAATGCAAGATATCAAAAATGGGTACGAGAATCATCCGGATATTATTTGTATTTTTTGGAATATGGATTTACGCCGGGAATTGATGGATCATATGTTGGAGGTAAAAATTATTTGAAAAAAACAATGGATTCATCCGGTAATGCCGTAATGAATAGATTGGGAAACGATATTATTAATACAATCGATAAACGATTTAAAAAACGATTTGGATAATGGAGTTGGGAAAAGCGATTAATTATATATTAAAAAATGATTCGGGTTTATCATCATATCAAAATAAAATATTCCCAAATCGAATTCCAATTGGAGTAAATATGCCATGCATTGTTTATCAAATTGTGAGCAATTCGCCAAGCAATACCAAAAATGGAGTATCTAATTTAGATGTTTTTTCGGTTAATATAACGGCATTCAGTGATACATATTCGCAAATGGAATCATTATCCCAATTAATACGAAATGCAATGGATTACCAATTGCCGGGAGGGGGATCCAATGTTTTATTTAAAATTCAACAAATTACATTAACCGGGGAATCGGATGAATATGATGAATCATTTGGCGATCATGGAATTCATTACCGAGTTTTGGAATTTAATATACGCCAAGCAATATAACATTATGAAAAAATACGAATTAATCAAAGATTTCAAGAGAAAAGGCAAAACAACAAAAGCCGGATCAATTATTGAATTATCATTGGAAAATGCAAATAAATTCGCCGATGGGGGATTTATTCAAATCGATGGAGTTAAGAAAAAAACAACATCAAAAAAAACATCAAAAAAATCGATTGAAAAACCGGTAATTGATGATATTAAAAATGAAAACGAAATTATATAATTATTTAAAATTTTAAAAAATGGCAATTACAAATGGAACGGGATTGGTACTAGAAGTGTCAACCGATGGAGGAACAAATTATTATCCAACGGCATTCGCAACATCATGTTCGTTATCTATAAACATGGATACGAGGGATACAACAACAAAATCATCGGCAGGATGGAGTGAAAAATTAGAGGCCGTAAGATCATGGAGCGTTGAGGCCGAGGGATTACAAGATTTCACAGCCGGAGGAACAACAACCGAATTCGATGAATTATGGAGTGAGTTAGATTCGAGATCAGTTGTTAAAATTAAATTCAAAACGGCAACAACGGGAGATTATTATTATTCGGGAGATGCATATATTACATCATTATCGATGGATGCCCCAATGGAGGATAATGTTACTTATTCAGTATCTTTAGAGGGTACCGGAGTATTGACAAAAGCAATAAACCAATAAATTATTATATTTGGGATTGGGATTAATTTCCCAATCCTAAATTATTTAAAAATTACATAAAACAAAAAAACATGAGTTACGAATTAATTAAATTAAAAAATGAGGATGGTAATATGGATAATCATCCATGCCGTTTTGGGATGAATACTTTGCGATTATTTACGACATTGACGGGAATACCATTAAATGAAATTGATAAAATTGGCGAAAATATTGATTTAGATACGGCAATTAAATTGGCATTTTGTGGATTAAAAGATGGATACAGAAAAGCCGGAAAGGAATTTACATTATCATTGGATGATGTTGGCGATTTAATGGATTATGATATTAATGCATTGGCAACAATTATGGATGTTTTTGCAAATCAATTTAATGCCGTTATTCCGGATGAATCGGGAAACGTAAAAGGGGTGAAATCCCCAAAAGGGCCGAAAAAATAACATGGGAGCAAATTGAATCCATTGCATATGGGCAAATGGGAATGAGCCCCGATGCATTTTGGGATTTATTGCCCCGGGAGTTTTTTTTGAAACAACATGGATTTAATGCCATGATGGATCGAAAGAATCGAAATGATTGGGAAATGGTAAGATGGCAAACGGCATTTTTATTGCAACCACATATGAAAAAAGGAAAGCAATTAAAACCAACATCATTGATAAAATTCCCATGGGAGGAAAAAACATCATTATCGAGATCGGAAATGATGAAAAACCGAAAGGAAATGGAATATTATTCCAAATTGTACGGATTAAAAGAAAAACCAAGCGATGGCAAGTAAAAAAACATTAAATATTAGATTGGGATTAGATTCCCGACAATTTGAAAAGGGATTGGAAAAAGCCCAAAAATCAATGAAACGATTTGGGGGTAAAATGAAATCCGTTGGATCATCAATTACGTCTAATATAACAATGCCATTTGGATTGGTTGCAACGGCCGGGATTAAAATGAGTTTGGATTTAACCAAATCATTTACAAAAATCGAAACATTGGTTGGATTAACATCGGATCAAGTTGCAAACATGAGATCCGAGGTAATGAAATTATCCGGAGAAACGGCAAAAGGGCCCCAAGAATTAGCCGATGCATTATTTACGATAACATCGGCCGGATTAAGGGGATCGGATGCGTTAGAGGTTTTGGAATCATCAGCAAAAGCGAGTGCCGTTGGATTAGGTGAAACGGAGGAAATTGCCCGAGCCGTAACGGGGGTTCTGGCATCATATGGAGCCGAAAATATATCATCAGCCGAGGCAACCGATACATTAATGGCCGTTGTTCGTGAGGGTAATTTGGAGGCATCATCATTGGCCCCGGTATTGGGCCGGGTAACGGGTATTGCATCCCAATTGGGGATATCATTTGCCGAGGTTGGGGGATCCATTGCAACATTTACGAGATTGGGGGTATCATCCGAGGAGGCCGTTACGGGCTTACGTGGGGTGATGAATTCATTATTAAAACCAACGGATCAATCCCGAGAGGCATTGAATTCCATTGGAATGAGTTTTGAGGAGTTACGCCAACAAGTAAAGGAAAAGGGATTGGCCGAAACATTAATTGGATTAACGGATAAATTCAAAGGTAATGAGGAGGGATTGGCCCAATTAATACCAAATGTTCGAGGATTATCAGCCGTTTTGGGTACGGCCGGATCGCAAGGTGATGCATATCGCCAAATCGTTGAGAATATCAACAATTCAAATGGAATTTTAGACAAAGGATTCGAAAGGGTATCCAAGGATTCCGGGTTTAAATTGCAACAAACATTCCAAGAGTTGACATCAGTTGGAATGGAAATTGGATCCCGAGTATTGCCATTGGTTGTAAAATTGGCCCAATTTATTTCAAAAGGTGCAAAAGCATTCCAAGGTTTATCGGGGCCAATCAAAGCATTATCCGTTGGGATGGTAACAATTGTTGCCGTTTCCGGCCCATTAATATCATTATTTGGAACATTAACAACAATATTGGCCGGAATGTTAAGCCCGGTTACTTTAGTTGTTGGGGCATTAATTGGGGCCGGAATCTTAATATATAAAAATTGGGAGCCGGTTAAAAAAACTTTGGTTGATGTAATTAATTATTTTATTGATTTATATAATGAATCAATGTTATTTCGTGGAGCCGTTGAATTTATTGCATTAACATTTAAAAATGCATATGCCAATGCATTATTTTTTGTAAAATCAACATGGAGCATATTAAAAGGATTGGGAGGCAATATCCGAGGTTTATTTGGAGGTATTGGCGATATTATAAAAGGGGCATTTACTTTTGATTTAGATACATTAAAAAAAGGATTTAATTCTATTGGAGAATCAATGGCCAATTCATTTGATCCGGAAAAAAATCCCGAATTAAAACAATCGATTGATGAGCATGGGAAAACAATTGCCGAAAATATAGCAACGGCAATCGATAATACAATGGGAAATCGAGAGCCAATCGAATTAATTACGGGCGAGGATATTCAAAATGGAGTTAATAAAGTTGGTAATTTCCTAACCGACATAAAAAACAAAATACAATCAACATTTTCGCCGGATGGAGGCCCATCAACATCAACATCGGGAGGGGTTACAATGGGCCCGGAGCCATTTGATGATTCATATTTTAGTGATGAAAATAAGGCATTGGAGAAATCCAAAAAAGATTGGGGCGAATGGGCCAAAACGGGAGAGGAAAATTTGGATAAATTTCAACAAACATACGGCCAAGCATTCCAACAAGTTGGCCAAATATTGGATCAACATTTTGCAAATCAACAAGAGAGATTGAATCAAGAAACCGAGGCAAATTTAATGAAAGCCGAAACCGATTATCAAAATCAATTATTGCAAATTGAGAGATTGCAAGTATCCGAGGAGGAGAAAAATGCAATGATATTACAAGCCGAGAAAGATTATAACGATGAATCAAATACAATAAAAGATGATTCGGCAAAAAAATCCCGAAAAATTGCAAGGAAACAAGCAATTTCGCAACGAGTACAATCGGCATTATCAATCATAACAAGTACGGCATCCGGAATTATGCAATCCGTTGCAATGAGCCCATTAACGGCCGGGATGCCATGGGCCGGAATTATTGCCGGATTAGGAGCCGTACAATTAGGAACAACATTATCGGCCCCATTGCCGGCATTGGCCAAGGGGGGATTGGCTTTTGGCGAATCGTTGGCACTCGTCGGAGATAACCGAAATGCGAGAATGGATCCCGAGGTGATTGCCCCGTTATCCAAGTTGGAAAACATGATGGGAGGAGGATCCCAACAAATTTATGGAGTTTTAAGGGGTGAGGATATTTTATTATCAAACCAACGTACACAACAACGATTAAATCGAATATCATAATGGCATACGGAGTTATTAAAGAAACATTATTTAATGATAATCAAAACGGCCGATTTCATATAAGAATTTGGAAAAAAAATTATTCCGGGAGTATATCAACATTTAATTGTGGATCCGAGGGTTTTGAATTAAAATATCAAGGCGAGGGCGATGATGTTGATTCCCCATTAAAAATGAGTGAGTGCACATTTACATTTTTTTCAGAAAATTCGGGAGATGATCAATTTGTTTTGGATATGGTTGAAGCCGATGAATCCGATTATTTATTGGATATTTTATATGATCATGATAACAATGGCACATTTCAAAATTTTTGGAAAGGAGTAATCATTGTTGATTCGGCCGAATTGGGAGATTTATATTATCCCCAACCATTTAAAATTCATGCAATTGATGGAATATCATTATTAAAAGCAAAACCGGTTACCGATTTAACAAATATTTATAATGTTGCCGGATCGCCTGGAGGATCAATTGGTGATTTCGATGTTTTTGATGTTGGATCGCCATCATGGGATGGGGAAACGTATCAACATCGATCATTATTGTTGGCATGTTTGAGATTAATACCAACAACCGATTTATTTGGAACAACATCAACATTTAATTATAATTTAAGTTGTTGGGAAAATGATAAAATGGCATCATTACAAAATGATATTAAAAATGATCCATTGAGATCATCGGCATCGGCATCAAGTGTTTTTTATTCCGAATCTAATGATGGTAATTTTTCATTCAATTCATGTTTCGATATGTTGAAAGATATATTGGAATTTTATAATATAAGATTATTCATGATGGATGGGTATTGGGTAACAATTCAATTGGGAACATATGAGCAAATGAAAACGGCAAATGAATTTTATGTTAGATATAGAAAAACCGATTATGGAATATCGCAAGCCGGCCAAGGATCATTAACATATAATATTGGAGATTTGGATGATATAAATGATCAAGCAAATATTTATCAAATTGCCGAATCAACATTTTCATATTCCAAACAAATAAAAGAGATTGAAATTGATATTGACAAAGATAACGGGATGTTATTTGAACATTCATACGATTGGGCAACAAATACAAATTACACAATTACACAAGATCCAAATCCATCGGAGGCAAATTATATTAACACAAATATTGGGGGAAATGTTGGCGAAAATTTTACTTTTCAATTTAGAGTTAAAACAAGGGTAACAAGAGATGCCCAAGGAGGGGCAACATACAATCCAAATTATCAATATTTCGCAAAAATATTTTACAAAATTAAAATTGATAATTATTATTTATATTGGGATCCCCAATCATTACGTTACAAATGGAGTACAACCGAACAACCGGTAAAACAATATGCCAATTCTAGTTTTTTAATCATCCCGGATTATAATGCATCAAACAACGAATATTATTCATTATTTAATAATTTAGGGAGTACATCGCCGGATATAATGGATCCAATACCGGTAACGGGCCCAATACAAATATATATTTATCATAAAATGTACGTTGGTATTAATGGAGTGCAAACCGGAATATCATCAACCAATTATGGGGTTACATTTACAACAAATCGAAATTTAGAACAATATGGATCAGGTTCGAGAGCCATTGAATTGGATTTATTCAAAAATAATGAGGCATTCAATTTTTCCCAATACTTAATCCAAAACAAACCGAATAATCAATTAGTTGATGGAGGAGTTAAATTAAAAAGAGATTCAAAATTTGCATCCGGATCGGGAACAATTCGCCAAAATACAATATTTACATGGGATGGATCGGCCAATGCATTGATATTGGTTGGATGGGCATATGATTATCAATCCCGTTGGAGGAATCGGAATTTAGCGAGTGCCGTTCAAACATTGCCATCATTAAAAGGGATTGAAATGATTGCATTGCAACCATCAAATAAAAAATTATTACGATGTACATTATACCATAAAACCGGCGTAACAAATCGAATATTTAAATTTCGAGATATGTTTAAATATTTGGGTGATTATTATATTCCAAACGGATATACATTCAACGCAAATGATGGATCCGTTGTTGGGGAATTTATGATTATAAATTATGATTTGGATAATGCATCGCCAATTAATGTATTAAATAATAACGGAACGGGATATTTAGGAAATGGAGAATCGGAATATACCGGGGGGCCAAATGAGGCATTATCAAATGTTTTTTAAAATAAAATGATATGAATGTAAAAGCATTAAATTATTATACACAATTGGATTTATGGGCCAAAATTTGTGGAAATGTAGCATCAACAATTACAACAACGGGATCATCATCAAGAGTAATAATCGATTCATGGATTGGCCCAATAATTCCAAAGGGGGCAATTTTAAAAATAATCCCAAGGAATACCGATGTTGAGGTTTTAATATTAACAACATCCGATATTGTAAAAGGTGCAACCGATTTCACAACGGCAAATTTTACGCCGGAAATTGAAATACCAATTGGATCAAAAATATTTATTGAGCCATACCAACAAAAGGAAAAAACATATAAAACATATAATTCAACGCATGTACATATGTATCACACCGGTACGACACATGGAAATGATATGTTGCCCAATTTTACTCAATTTAATTTTAATGTAAATTCGGGATCGGTATTAACAAATGGAGTATCAAAACCAAATCGATGGG